CCCTCGGCCGAGGCGCAGGAACTCGCCAGTGACATCACGAAGCTGAGTGTTGCGGTCTCGGGTAAGTACGGCTTCCTGCAGGACGGGTACGCCGCGTTGCTCGACCCCTCCTCGGGCATTCCACCCGTCGTCATCGCCGCTGCGGTGTTGGGTGAGTCGAAGTTCAACGGCAATGCGACGTTGAAGATGCTCACCGCGTACGAACAGGGAAAGCTTACCCCGCAGACCCTCGCGGCCGTCATCAGCGATCAGCACAAGTTGACCGCGTCGGAGCGCGTCGCCGTCTACGAGATCCTCGCCGCCGGATTCGACGACTACGACAAGGTAGGTAGCTTCAACGAGGCACTCGCCAAGGCCGCCGAGATCGCCACCGACGCGGGTAACATGCCTCCTACCTTCGGCGCCAAGCCTCCGGGCGTCGGTGACGACAAGGTCCCGGGCCCACTCGCAAAGGCCGCGTCCGCCGCGTACACCACGGTCGCGACCGAGTACACCACCGACAAGAGCGTCGTCGAGGCGCTGAAGGGTGGGGCGCTCACCACGCAGGGCTGGGCCGCCGTACACAACGCCCTGGTGGACGGCAAGATCACCAGCGGCCAGGCGAACGACATCGTGCACCACCAGCTCGGCGGTGCGACGATCGTGCCCAACCTCGACGTGCAGTCCGTTCTCTTCGACCTGCAGCACAGCATCTACCCGATGGGCGCAGTCCTTCCCCCGATGCAGGCGGGTGTCTCCCAGGCGCAGGCCGCACTCAACACCACCTCAAACGCAGCCGGTGACCTGCAGGCGAAGCTTGATGCGCACGACGTTTCACCGTGGACGAACTACAAGAATGCGGTCGAGACCCAGGCGGCGAGCCTAGATCTCTACGCACCCGATGTAGCATCTGCACTAGAGACGCTGGGTACGCATCACAGCGGCGCAGCAACACTCGCGACCGGCGGTACGATGAATGACGAGCAGTTCATCAAGACGATGGATACACTCATCCACTCCAGTGAGTTGCACACGCAGGATGTCATTGCCTTGACCGCCCTGCAGTACGGCGTCGCCTCGGGCCAGGTATGGGCCAACGCCGGCCTTGATCCGAATGATCCCAACCCACTCGACAACCTCGACAAGCTGAACCTGATGCAGGCCACAGCATCTCAGTCCTTCACCACCAACGCACTCGGGGGCAAGGTGTACGGCGATCCCAAGAGTGGCATCGTTGAGGACTGGAACCCGAAGACGGGTGTGGGCAAGTTTCCAACCTACGCGGTGAAGCCCACAAGTGAAGCGCGCCAGCTCATCGCCCAGGTAAAGAAGGGCGCGGCGACAACAGAGTGGCACGGGAAGGATGCGAACGGCTTTCCGACCTCGAAGTTCCAGGTTGGAAATACCGTGCTTACCCTCAACGCCGCGGGTGCCGTGGTCGAGAAGTTGAGCGAGCTGGACCGTAACGGCGCGACGAAGATCTGGCAGGCGCCACCTCCCATGCAGATGAACGTGGACTACCAGGCGCTCGGCAACACGAAAATGATGTCATCTGAGGATTTTCTCAAGTTCACGCCCCCGCCTACGCCCGCGCCGCAGCCCGCACCGTCTCCGGTACCGGTCGTCGGGCAGCAGGTATCGAAGGAGGGCGCGGGCGTGATGCCTAAGCCCGGGTCGTACCAGACGAAGGACGCGTTCGGTAAGAGTCTGAAGGCCGGGTCCCGTGAGTACAAGCGCCTCGCCCTGCTGAACCAGAACATCGGGAACGCCAAGTTCGTGAAGCACGTGAACGGCCCGCTCACCGATGCGGACCGCAAGGCGATCGAGAGTGCCAAGTACGGGACGTCCAAGGCTCCCGACATCGCGGTGTCCGGCTACTCTCGCTACGTGATGCACGATGGTGTGCTTACGATCCTCAAGGGCATCAACCCACACGGGCAAGAGACGACTCGGGTCGTGTACACCTTCGGTGAGAAGAACTACCAGACCAGCGGATGGTCGAAGGTCGTCGTCAGCGATGAGCAGAAGGTCGCGCTCGCCCAGCAGACGACGGCGACCGGTAAGACCATCGCTCCGCAGATCACGCCGATTCCGCAGGGTGGTGTGTTCCTCGGTGACCAGCCTACGAACAACGCGACCGTGCCACGCGCGCAGGGTCACAGCGCGGTCGAGGCGTGGGGTAACAAGGCGTTCGGCACCGCTGGTGGCAAGCCGCGGTACACCGCGAGTGAGTGGAGCGCGCTGTACAAGTACGGTGACGGTCACTACAGCACCGTGAACGGCGCGCTGCGAAGCGCCAAGGGCGACCTATCGAAGGTCACCACCGGCAACTCGATGATCCAGTCGCTGGACTCCGCACTGATGCGGCAGCGCACGCCCGAGGCCGTCGTCACGTACCGTGGTGGCCTGGGCTCCTACGAGCAGAAGATCCGTGAGATGCCCGTGGGCAGCATCATGCGGGACCAGGGCTACCAGTCCACCAGCATCGGTGGTGGATGGGGCTCACACGGGTTGCAGATGCGCATCGAGGTTCCCGCGGGTACGCCCGCCGCGTGGAAGCCGGGCAACGCCCACCCGGGTGAGCAGGAACTTCTGCTCCCCCGTGGCACGATCCTCGTGAAGACCGGTGAGGTGTTCCAGGAGAATGGACAGTGGGTCGCCCCGATGAAGCTCGTTGCCATTCAGGCCGACGTGCTTGATGTGCAGGAAGCACTAGGATTGCAGGGTGGCACCGTCGTCGGCGCGGCGGCTATGCTGCGGAGACTGCTGGAGGAAGTTCGTGCCGCCTAGGAAGAAGCGCAAGAAGCAAGAGAAGACGATCGAGGAGGTCGAGGACGAGTTCTTCACGAGCCCGTTCGAGACCTTCCTCACTGAGGACGAGGTCGTACCCGGGACCGAGCCCACCACGTTCGGTGAGAACGCGCAGGGCATTCGCGAACACCGTGTGGACAATCCCGAGTTCGAGATCTACGATCCGGTCGAACTTCAGAAGTGGGTGGATGCGCGAACCGCCGCACGTGACGCGATCCCGCAGCCACTGAATCCACCACCCAACCCGGCCGAGGTGTCGAGTGAGTAACCTAATCCTCGATGAGGTTGACTGGCGCTCCTGGGACGGTGAACGTAAGGCGCAGCTTCTGCATCGACTCAGGTACGACTGGAACGTGTGGTCACGCGAGGAGCAGCGCTTTCCCACCGAGGACTGCGACGTGTGGGTGTACCTGGCCGGTCGCGGCACGGGCAAGACGCGAAGCGCGTCGGAGGAGGCGAAGAAGCGGGCGAAGGTTCCCAACACCCGCATCGCCGTCGTCGGCCCGACGCACGGTGTGGTCCGCGACGTCTGCATCGAGGGGCCGTCGGGCATCCTGGCCGTGACGCCCCCGCGCGAGATCAAGCGATACAACCGCTCCACGGGTCAGGTGTGGCTGCGAAACGGGAGTGCATACTTCCCGTACTCATCCACCGAACCCGATCGCCTGCGCGGTCCTGAGCATCACTTCGCCTGGGTGGAGGAGTTCGCCGCACACCGGTACCCACAGGAGACGTGGGACATGCTCGTCATGGGTCTACGCCTCGGTGACCACCCGCAGGCCGCGGTCACCACCACGCCACGTCCGCTACCCGTGCTCAAGAACCTCATCGCCGACCCACGCACCATCGTCACACGCGGACGCACCACGGACAACGCGGCGAACCTGCCCGAGTCCACCCTGCGCTACCTGCTGCGTCGCTACGCAAACACCCAGCTTGGACGTCAAGAGCTCGAGGGTCTGATCCTCGAGGACGTCGAGGGTGCGCTGTGGCTGCGTGACTGGATCGACCGTGACCGTACCCAGCGCATCGTGTCCCTCTCCGAGGACGGTGTGACGGTGTCCGAGTTGCCCGACATGCGTCGCGTCGTGGTCGGCGTCGACCCGGCCGTGACATCGGGTGAGGATGCGGACGAGACGGGAATCGTCGTCGTCGGTCTCGACTACGAGAACAAGCTGTACGTGATCGATGACCTGTCGATGAAGGGTACCCCCGCCCAGTGGGCGAAGCAGGTACTTCGCGCCTACAAGCGCTACCGCGCCGACGCGGTCGTGGCCGAGCGGAACAACGGCGGTGACCTCGTCGAGGAGACGCTCAAGCGCGCCTACCGCTGGATGCCGGTGCATCCGGTCTGGGCCAGCAAGGGTAAGGAGGCGCGGGCGCAGCCCATTGCCTACCTCTATGAGCGCCCGGGCCACGTTACCCACGTAGGCAGTTTCCCCGAACTTGAGGATCAGATGTGCACCTGGGTCCCGGGTGAGCGTGGGAACGGCTACTTCAGCCCCGACCGTCTCGACGCTCTGGTGTGGGCGTGTACCTTCATCACCGATACCTACCACGGAGGCGGCCTCGCGGTCCCCGTCGGCAGCCTGCCCGCTGGGCTAGGATACGACAAGTGGTAACCGCCCTCGCCGCCGAAGACCAGGAGCGAGACGACAACGGGCGGTTTGCATCCGAGGGCGGAGGTGGAAGTGGCGGCGAAGAGACGAAGGCGCCACTTACCGTCTCCGATGTCAAGGCCAAGGCTCTTGACCCGTCCGAGCTGAACGACTACACACGTAGCACACTCACGGATCACAAGGGCAGGGAGATGCCCGTCTACGAGGTGAAGTCCAAGGACGGTGAGCGTCTAGGTCGTGTGTACCAAGCCGAGCGTGAGTACCAGAAGATGGCACCCGGTAAGAACTACGCGATCGGTAAGGGCTATACCAAGTACTGGAAGGCAGACACGGCGTCGAACGATCGAATGAAGATCCCCCAGTACCCGAGCAGACCGGACCCTGCAGAGGTTCGTCCGAAGTTCGGCGGCATCAACTCGAAGGCTGATGCCATCGCGGCGCTCGTGGATCACGCGAACAGGGAGCAGTCATTGAGTATGTCAGAGAGGCTAGAGATGGCGCGCACCCGGCGGTCCGGCGGGCAGTTCGCCGAGGAGACCCCCGACAACCAGGTCGCCCACTCCGCGCGTGAGGATGCCAAGACGACCCGCACCCGCGCCGATCAGCTGCGCACCGCGGTCGCCGAGCTTGCCTTCCCCGACGAGGCCGTGTACACCGGTCCCAAGACCGGGTACGGAGGTACACCGTGAGCGACATACAGCCCGAGGAGGTCTGGCCCCCCATGCCCAGTCCCAACCTCACCGTGAACTACAACTACCACTTCCACGCGGCACCCGGTGCCGACGTGGTTGCCGAGCTGCAGGCGTTCCGTGCGCAGCTCGCGGCACTAACCCTCGGAACATTCTCACTTGCACATTCCGTCAACGTCCTGGAGGACCAAATGGCAATCGACTTCACCGAACTGACCGCCGCCGTCGAGGAGAACACCACGGTCGACCAGTCGGCCGTCACCCTCATCGAGGGTCTCGCCGACAAGATCGACGAGCTCGCCGCGCAGGTTGCCCAGGAGCCGGCCGTCCAGGCCGCGCTCAACGAGGCAGCCGCCGCACTTCGCGGTTCGAGTGGCACCCTCAAGGATGCCGTGATCGCGAACACGCCGCCCGTCGTCGAGCCTCCGGTCTAGCCCACCCCGTAGGTCCAAGCAAGCCACCCTCACCCCTAGGAAGTCAACCCATGCAGACACAGACCCTGGCTGTGCCCGTGCCCGCGTCCACTCCCGAGTGGGGTTGGAACGGCATGGGAGAGATCGTCTACGCCCGCACATACGCCCGGCAGGTGCCGGGCGTAGGGCGTCGGGAGAACTGGCCCGAGACCGTCGACCGAGTCATCGGCGGCGGTCTGATGATCGACCCAGGTTGGACGGACCAGGAGACGGCGGATGCACACCGTCTCCTGTCCGAGCTGCGGGCTAGTCCCTCGGGGCGTGCCCTGTGGCAGCTCGGTACACCGATGGTCGACCTGTTCGGTGGTGACAGCTTGGTGAACTGCTGGGCCACGGGCGTAAGCACCGTGGATGACTTCGTCTGGGCGATGGACCGCCTTATGGTGGGAGGAGGTGTTGGGTACTCACTCGAGCGCAGCCTCATTCACGACCTGCCTCGGGTGCGGGACCTCGACAAGGCCATCACACACGAGCGCACCGACGATGCCGATCACATCGTGCCGGATAAGCGACAGGGTTGGTCGAACGTCCTACGCATGGTCATCAAGGCGTACCTGTACACGGGTCGCGGCTTCACGTGGTCCACCATGCTGATCCGACCCGAGGGCACGCCGCTCAAGACGTTCGGCGGAACGGCCTCCGGGCCGGCCGCACTCATCGACGGCATCGATGACATCGTCGAGGTGTTCGAGGCGCGGGTGGGTAAGAAGTTCCGCAGCGTCGACTGCCTCGACGTCCTCAACATCGTGGGACGCCTCGTCGTCGCGGGCTCGGCCCGTCGCAGTGCGCAGATCGCGATGGGTGACCCCGACGACGTGCTGTTCCTGCGGGCCAAGCGGTGGGACCGCGAGACGATTCCCGCGTGGCGGGAGCACTCGAACAACACACTCGTCGTCGACTCGTACGATCACATCCCGGGCGAGTTCTGGATCCCGTACGAGACCGGCAAGGGTGAGGCCTACGGGCTGTTCAACAGGCGCCTAAGTCAACGAGAGGGCCGCGTCGGTGAACCCAAGCCCGACCCGTCGGTGCTGGTGACCAACCCATGCGGCGAGGTTCCGCTGGCACCACGGGAGGCGTGCAACCTCGCGACCCTGTGTCTGCCGCGTCTGCGCACCTACGAGGAGTTCGAGACGGCGATCACGGTGCTGTACAAGTTGCAGAAGGCCACCGCATGTCTCCCATACCCGGACAAGTCATCCCAGGAGATCATCCACAGGAACATGCGCCTGGGCATGTCGGTCACGGGCTACCTGCAGGCCACCGACGAGCAGCGTGAGTGGCTTTCTCACGGGTACGAGTACCTGCGTGACCTCGACCGGCGGTGGAGTGCCAAGCGCGGCCTGCCCGAGTCCATTAAGCTTTCGGCCATCCAGCCGTCCGGCTCCTGGTCGCTGATGCCGGGTGTCACGGCCGGTGCACACGCCGCACACGCCGAGTTCTACATTCGCCGCGTTCGCTTCGGTGTGAACGACGATCTCGTTGATGTGTGTCGTCGGCGGGGGTACCACGTCTGCTACGACGTCGGCCTCGACGGGCGGGAGAATCGGAGCAAGCTCGTCGTCGAGTTCCCGTGTTGGACGCCGGACGGTGTGCCGCTCATCAGCAAGCAGTCCGCACTCGAGCAGCTCGAGGTCATGGCGCGGCTGCAGCGGGAGTGGGCCGACAATGCGGTGTCGGTTACCGTGTCGTACCGCCGTGAAGAGCTGCACGAGATCCGCACGTGGCTCGAGTCCAACTTCGACACCCAGGTGAAGAGTGTGTCGTTCAACCTCTACGATGAGGGGAACTGGCCACTGATGCCCTACGAGGCGATCACCGAACACCGGTACGAGCAGCTGACCGCCGGACTTGACCTCAGCGTCCCGCTGGGCAACCGCATGGGCGAGGATCCGGTTCCCTTCGACGCCGACTGCGGTGGAGGCTCCTGCCCCGTGCGTTGACAACCTCGATATAGTGTACACAGGATGCTCGAACTTGACCTCATTCGACGCCTTGTGGATGACGCGGGACCCGGTGTGTGGGTGGTCACGGAGCGATCCAGTCCCGGGTGGCGGGTGGAGTGCGAGGACGGTTCACTGGTCTGCATCGGGCCCGAGCAACTGTTCGAGGCGGCCCGCGGTCGACTGATCGCGCAGGCGAAGATCCTCCTTCCGGCCCTGGTGCAGGAGGTCGACGACGCCCGCGACCTGATCATCCAGCTCACGGGTGAGGCTGAGGAACATCGTTCACGGATCGCATCACTTGAGCAGGTCCGTGACCGGGTGCAAGAGTTGCTGGGAGACACCGAGAATGCAGACCTGGCCTGGGCCTTGGAGTCCGAGTGTTCCTTGACCTAGTCCTCGATCAGGCGTCGTGGTGGAACGAAGGTGCGTGCGTCGGGATGCATCCCGACCTGTTCTTCAAGCCGGATCGTCGCCTCAAGGACCCATTCGCGAACGGGCGTGCGGTGTGCAACCGATGTCCGGTACGTGAGGAGTGTCTAGAGTACGCCCTGGAGAACCACGAGCAGCACGGCCTGTGGGGTGGGCTCAACCTCACCGAACGACGTGCGGTGCAGCGCCAACGAAAGGTGTTCTTACTTTGCCCTTCTGGTACATCTACCTCGCGGTCGCTCTCGCCTCGTACCGGGTTACCCGACTGGTCACCCGGGACTCGATCCTGGACAAACCTCGCATGTGGGTCACCGAGCGTCTCAAGCCTGGCGGTTACCTTGACGAGCTCCTTCACTGTTCCTGGTGCATTGGCTTTTGGGTGTCACTCGTTGCAGTCATTCTCGTACGTCACTGGCCCGTAGGTGTCGCCATCATCGCCAGTCCCTTCGCCTTCTCGGCCGTGATCGGGTTGCTCGATCGCCTCGATCGCTAGGACCTCAGTGTAGGATACGCCCGTGGCACTTCGTCCGCGGCTTCCCAGTTCCCTGGTTGCATCAGCCGCCGAGCTGAACATCAAGTCGACGACTCAGCTCATCGAGCGTCAGCTTCTGCGTCAGCCGTGGCAGCAGCGTGCGTGGGCGTACTACCGCGTCTCGGGTCCACTTCACTTCGCGGGTCGGTTCGTCGGGAACGCCCTCTCCAAGATCAAGCTCATCGCGGCCGAGGAGGATGACGACGACCCGGGCACCGAGCCGCAGCCCACGTCGAACGAGGCCATCAAGCAGGCGGTGAAGAACCTGAAGTCGAAGCGCGGCGGGCAGGCGTCCCTGCTGCGCAACTTCGGTGCGAACCTCTTCATCTGCGGCGAGGCGAACCTCGTCGGGTGGGAGGAACCGGACAAGACCCAGAACTGGATCGTCCTTTCCATCGACGAGCTCGTCGCCCGCATCGGTGACCGCTCCTTCGGCCGTCGGGTAGGCCCGGGTCTGGTGGAGGTGCCGCTTCCCGAGGCCGCGTACGTCACCCGCATCTGGAACGAGAGCCCGCAGTACTCGGGTCTCGCTGACTCGTCGGTGATGACCGTGCTCGATGACGCCGAACTTCTGATCCTGATGACCCAGGCTGAGAAGGCGCTCTCCCGAAGCCGCATCGCCGGCGCCGGCATCCTCAAGTTCCCGAACTCCCTGCTACTCCCCGCCCGAGGTGCGGACGACGTGCGGCGTGGACAGGGACAACTCGTGCACGGTGTGGATGCAACCCCAACGATGGAGGCCTTCCAGGGTGCACTCACCACACCGCTCGAGCAGTTTGGCCACGCCTCGGAGGTCGTGCCGATCATCGTGACCGGCGAGGGCGACGCCCTCGATCAGCTTCAGCACATGACGCTCGACCGCAAGCAGGACGCCCGCTTCAAGGAGAAGCGTGAGACGGCGCTGCAGAACATGGCCGTCGGCATCGACCTCCCACCTGAGGTTCTCCTGGGCACCAGCCAGGTCAGTCACTGGGGTGCGTGGCAGATCGAGGAGCAGACGTTCAAGGCACACCTGCAGCCCTTCATTGAGCTGGTGTGTGACGCGCTGACGATCGGCTACCTGCAGCCGGCGGCTAAGCGCGCGGGTGTCAAGGACCCCGAGAAGTACATCATCTGGTACGACCCGGCCGGTTTGGTGGTGAAGCCCGATCGCTCGGGTGACGCCAAGGACCTGCACGACCGCATCGTTATCAGCGACGCGGAACTCCGCAGGGAGTCCGACTTTCCCGAGACGGACAAGCCGGACGGCAAGGAGTACGCGATGCGGGTCGGGCTCAAGCTCGCGGACGCCAAGATGGCCGTCACGGGCGAGGTGCCCGAGCCTGCCGCGCCTGAGGCCGAGGGTGGGCCACCGGCACTACCGTTCGAGGATAAGACCGCTGAGGAGCGCGGTATGGAGGATCCCGACAAGCCGTCCGATGCGGCCAAGGCGATTCCCGCCACGGCCGATCGTCCCAACCCGGCCGCGACGACGACGACCCCCGGACCTCCGACGATGCTGGCCTCCGCCGCACCGGGTCGTCGCCTTGCACGATTGGGCACGCGCCTCGCCCGCCTCGACCAAGACCTCATGCAGCGGTTGCGGATCGCGGGCGACGCCGCCGTGCAGCGTGCACTCGAGCGTGCCGGCGCGAAGATCCGCACCAAGGCACGACACGATCAGTTCGGCATGCACCTGAGTGACGGGATAGCCAACGAGGATCTAGCGTGTCACATGGGCCGGGAGAAGGTGCGTGCACTCGGCTTCGCCGTAGACGATGAGCTTGACCTACCCGAGGACGGGCTCGAGGATCTGGGCGACAACGACCTGCTCGCCCCCGCGCTGATTCCCTTCCGGTCCAAGGCCCAGAGATGGATCGCCGACGCGCAGGTCGCGGCCATGCGGGACATCGCCCAATCCGTCGCGGAGGAACGCGGCATCGAGTTCGCCGACCTGTACGACGACATCGAGAACCGCTACGCCGATCACTTCGATGAGGCGGGTGTCGTCGCCACCGGTGCACTCATGGCTGGGCTGCTAGCCTTCTCCCGTCGTCGTCTGTTCGACTCGGGTGCGGGCGCGGCGACCGTCGGTGAGTTCGATGACGTGCGTGTGCCCGCGGGTTTGGTGCGGGACGTGCTTCGCATCGCGGGTGGAGGTGGTGGCGAGGACCCGTCGGTGCCGACGGGTGGCGTCGGCACCGGCACCCTCACCGAGACCATCCTCGAGGACCAGGGTGTGCAGACGATGGGTATGCAGTGGGACTACGGACCCGCCGTGCGCAACAGCTTCGACCCGCACCTCGACCTCGACGGGCTCTCGTTCACATCGTGGAGTGACCCGGCACTCGAGGTGAACCCCGACGACGCCTGGCTCGGTACCGAGTACTACCACCCGGGTGATCACAACGGCTGCCTGTGCGCCGTTGTGCAGTCCTTCACGCTCACTTCAGGTGAGGAGGAGTAAGATGACCATCATGCACACGTTCCAGGTCATTGGTCGAGCTGAGGACGGTGACCGGTGGCTCGTCCTGCGCGACGATGAGACGAACGCGCGGGTCGCTACCCTGTCACGTTCCGAACTCTCCACCCCCATCACCGACGAGCTGATCCTCGACATCGCGTCGTGGGAGCCCGCGTTCGAGGGACCCGCCGAGCTCGCCGCACTCGTTGCCTCGAGTGACGAGGACGAGGAAGAGGGCGAGGAGGAGGAGGAGGAGGAGGCGGCGTCCGACGACACTGAGGATGACGAGGATGAGGATGAGCGCGCACCCGAGGAGGGCAAGCAGACGTTCAAGATCCTCATCGTCGATGAGTCGAAGGTCACCAACGACGGGCGTTCGTTCGCCCAGGGTGGGCTGACGTGGCGCGACCCGCCCTTCCCGGTCATGTTCAAGACCGTGAACACGCCCGGTCACGAGGGTTCGGAGTTGGGTGGAACGATCCGTGAGGCATGGCGCGGCAACGAGGACGGCACCGAGGATCCCAAGTCGTCGCAGATCTGGGGTCGCGGTGACTACGTCCCCCTCGCGGAGGGAGAGAAGCTCGACCTTCTCGTGGACGGCGGGTACCTCACGGGCAACTCGGCGGACATCGCCGATGCGGACACGGAGGTCACCCTCGCCGAGGACGGCAGCGACCGCATGAGTCAGCTGATCAAGTCGGGCGTCATCATCGGCACCACCGTGCTTCCCTTTCCCGCGTTCGGAAACACCCGCATCGCGAACGAGGAGGCGGTCGCCGCATCCGCCGAGTTCATGGTCAACCTGGTTGCGTCCGCCGACGGCGACTGCATTCCGTGTCGCCCACCCGAGACGTGGTTCGAGAACCCGAACCTGACCGCCCCGACCGCGCTGACGATCACGGATGAGGGTCGGGTGTACGGGCACCTGGCAACCTGGGGAACGTGCCACACCGGCCACCTGGGCCAGTGCCTCACCCCGCCGCCAAGCAAGAGTGACTACGCGTACTTCCGCACCGGTGCGGTGCTGACCCGCGAGGGCAAGCAGGTCGCGACCGGTCCGCTAACCCTGGGCACGGGTCACGCGTCCACATCGACCCGCCTCAGTCCACACGACGTGACGCGACACTACGACAACACCGGTACCGCCGTCGCCGACCTCGCCTGCGGTGAGGACGCGATCGGTATCTGGGTCGCGGGTGCCGTTCGACCCGACGTGAGTGAGGCGACGCTTCGCACACTTCGAGCGTCCGCACCCTCGGGTGACTGGCGCAAGATCGGCGGAAGTCTCGAGCTGCTGGCGGCGTTGGCCGTCAACGCCCCGGGCTTCCCGGTCCCGCGCGCCCGCGCCGAACTCGTGGCCGACGTTCCGGTCGCCCTGGTGGCGGCGGGTGTCCTCGTACCCGAGGAGAACCTGGCCGAGCGGCTTGCCCGCCTCGAGGATGCGTTGCTGAACCCACCCGTTGCCACCCTCGAGTTCACAGAGGATGACGTGCCCGGCACCGACGACGAGTTCATCGCACGCTTCGAGGCGATGGAGGCGACGATGTTGACCCTCGCCGCCGAGGTGTTTCCGACCGTCGAGTTTGCCCGTGAGAAGGATCCGGCGAAGGTAGGGCAGGTGATGCGAACCCAACGTGCCCGTCGCGTTGCACGGATCGGGCGCGTCGGCTCGACGATCGGTGTCTTCGAGGACGAGGATGTGGAGGAGTTCGAGCAGGCCCGTGACGACGACGGCCGCTTCGCGTCGGAGGGAGGTGGTGGGTCGTCTGACGGGGGAAAAGAATCTAGCGGTTCCCACCCCGACACGGCCGCCGCACTCAAGCAACTCGGTGAGGGTAAGTCACTCGATGACGTGAAGTCCGTCAAGTTCACCGCGACGAAGGCGACGGCGGACAACCCATCGGTGCGTACCTACACCGTGAAGATGACGGACGGCACGTCACAGAAGTTCTCGGGTGAACGTGGGTCGATGCAGGGCGACCGCATGGACGCCCTCAAGGCTGAGGTCGACGCGAAGACCGGGTTCGGCCTGGGTGCAGACCGTGCCGATGAGCTGAAGGAAACGTACGGCATCCAGGTGGACGGCGGTCGTGCCACGGTGAATGATGTCGACGTCGTAGGTGGAAAGCAGGGCGCCGCCGCGATGGCGAAGGAGGCCGGAGTGGGTGGGCGGATGACCAGTGAGGCCGGCCCGTCGGGACATTCCACCGCTACCTTCACGGGCGATCCCGACAAGATCTTCAAGATGATGGACAAGTACGACAGCGGTGGCTAACGCAGACGCACTTCGTGAACGGCTTCGCTTCGGGTGTCGGGAGACATTGATTCGAACCGCGCAGTACTTCACGGATGAGGCACGCCTGAACGCACCCGTGCGAACGGGCTTCCTGCGTGACTCCATCGTGGACCCGACCGTCGTCGATGAGTCGGAGACCCGCGTCGTCGTACGCATCGCGGCCGAGGCTGACTACGCCGAACACGTGGAGTACCCGACTCAGCCACACACCATCGCCGCGTCCAACGCGCCGCTCCTCGTCTTCTACTGGGCGGACGGCCCGTACGGTCCGGGCATCTACCGGTTCCACGAGGTAAACCACCCGGGCACACCCGGGCAACCCTTTCTCATCCCGACACCCGATCAGTACACTGAAGAGTTGCGTACCCAGTTCCAGCAGGAACCGTTCTTTCACCTCACCGGGTAGCGACGGGTGATACGGTGATCACTGGGTAAGGAACCAACGGGAGGCATAGCCGCCGGCGGTGAGTAACCCACTCAAGAATCCGCTGCGTCAACGTGTGCCAAAGGAGCACCATGCCTACGCCCGTGCCCAAGCCCATCACAGAGTTCTCAGATGAAGAGCTCTCGACCCTCGAGGTCGACCTGGCCACTCGCTACAACGAGAAGCGCCAACTCGAACTCACCAGTGAGTCCGTCCAAGAGCTGGGTGCACTCCGCACCGAGCTCACCGAGGTCCGCGACGAGATCGCCCGCCGTGCCGAGCTGAAGGCCCAGATCGAGGAGATCGACTCCGAGGTCGCCGCCAGCGAGGACAAGGTCAAGGGCACGACCCTCGCGGCCGAGGAGACCCCCGAGGCTGAGGCCACTGAGGCTGAGGCCGAGGAACCCGCACCCGAGGAGGTCACGGCGAGCCTGAGTCCGAACGGACTCGACGCTCCCGAGGGTTCCGAGCCCACTCCCAAGACGGCCCAGCCCTACGTCATCACGGCGGGCGCGGACATCCCGGCCACGCCGGCGGGCGCCGAGCTTCCGAACATGACCGCGGTCGCCGAGGCGTTCATCGCACGGCGCGGCAACTTCCGTGGCGTGGATCGGGCCGGCGACGGTGACCGCGTCATCGTTGCCTCCGTGAAGGCCGACTTCCCCGAGGAGCGCTGGCTCAAGAAGGGTGAGGCGTCCGGTAACCAGGAGAAGGTCGACGCACTGGTCGCCGCACTCGAGCAGGGTGCGGATCCCCAGGCGCTGGTCGCGTCCGGTGGCATCTGCGCCCCGGCCGAGCCGTACTACGGGCTGCAGAACCTGTCCGGGGCTGATCGTCCCGTGCGGGACATGTTCCCAGTGTTCGGTGCGGATCGCGGTGCGATCACGTTCATCACACCTCCGCGGCTCACGGACCTGGCGAACGCCATCGGCATTCGCACCGCCGCCCAGGATGCGTCGGGCTACCCGCCAACGGCGCTGAAGGCTCCGCTCCGCGTCACGTGTGGCGTGCAGCAGACCGTCACCATCCAGGCGATCTACCGCCATCTGATCTTCGGCAACTTCGGGGCGCGTACGTTCCCCGAGCAGGTCGAGACCTGGCTGGCCCTGTCGCTTGCGCAGCACGCCCGGGTCGCGGAGACCGCGCTCCTGGACCGGCTGGCCGCGTCGTCCACGGCCATCACGGCGGCGGCGACGTACGGTGCGTCCCGCACCCTGCTGCCGCAGATCGACCAGGCGCTCGCCAGCTTCAAGAGCCGGCACCGCATCACCGAGAGCCGCCAGTTCCGGTGGGCGGGTCCGTCGTGGACGAAGGAACTGATGCGGGCGGACATCGCTCGTCAGCAGTTCCCGGGCTTCCCCGAGGCGGGCTATATCACCGATGAGATGATCACGAGCTGGTTCCGTTCACGCGGTGTGACGCCGACCTTCTACCTCGACACCCCGACGGGTGCGGGTATGCAGTTCGGTGCGCAGAGCGCGGGCGCGATGCTCGGCTTCCCAACCACGGTGGTCTGGTACCTCTACCCGGAGGGTTCGTTCCTCTTCCTCGACGGTGGAACGCTGGACCTCGGCCTCGTGCGGGACTCGACGCTCAACCAGACGAACGACTACTCGGTCTTCGCCGAGACGTTCGAGAACCTGGCGTTCGTCGGGATCGAGTCCTACCAGGTGACCTCCACGGTCTGCCCGTCCGGTGCGGGCCCGACCGGCGCGACGGTCATCACCTGCTAGTTCAAGGTGGTCCTAGGGGAGGGGCTACGGCCCCTCCCTCCCACCCACGAGCGAGGATGGTGTCATGCCCAACCCTGTGGAGGCCCGCAACGCACCTCCCATGCTGCCGCCCAGCGTCAGCCTGCTCACCACGGTTCCCGAGACCTTCGATCCCGACCTTCACTGGGCCAACGGCTTCTGCTGGCTGCCCGAGGGTTCGGGCAACGAGAACACGGGCGTCATGGAGGGCGTCTGCACCGACGGTGAGGTAACGAAGGACACCTCCTACGAGTGCGGCACCGAGTGCTTCTGCTCGTTCATCGTCTGGGCCGCGGATCGCAGCAGCACCTTCGCCTTCGAGGCCCGCGACTGGATGGGTCGCGTGACCCGCAAGCTCGAGGCCGCGCAGGCGAAGCTGATCGAGCACGAGATCTACACAAACAGCCTCGGCATCTGCACGCAGGCTATCGCCCTCTCGGGCGGCAACCCGAACTTCGTGGACGCGACCCCGGCGGGCGGTCCACTCTCACCGCGCAGCGCACTCGCCGCGCTCGAGGACATCGTCGCCGACGTCTCCGTCGGGCAGCAGGCCGTCTTCCACGTTCGCCCGTTCGAGATCGTCCCGTGGATGGAGACCTGCTCCGTCACGAAGGAACCGGGCCTACGCGGCGGACAACGATTCGTCAGCCCCATGGGCAACCTCATCGTGCCCGGGCGCGGCTACACGGGTCAAGGTCCGGGTGGGCAACCCGCTACACCCGACGTCGTGTGGGCGTATGCGACCCCCGTGCCGCAGATCCGGTTGGGTCCGGTGTTGACCATCCCGAACATTCCCGATGATCCCGAGGATGAAGGTGCGTGGTCGGCCGTCACGGACGCACTGCGCAACCACACAGTGGTGTACGCCGAGCGTGAGGTCGTCGTCGCCTGGGAGCAGTACATGCACGTCGGCATCCAGATCGACCGGTCGCTCTACTAAGGACTCTTATGAGCCGAACCAACTACTCGCCCGGGGCGCCGACAAGTTCGTGTGACACTGGGTGTGGAGGCGTCACCCCATCGGGTGGTGTCGGCGTCAAGGACCACGCGCAGACCGTCGTCACTGCCGACGTTGCCGCGAACAGTGCAACCTGGGCGACGATGACCGGCTATGAGGTTGCGGTCGACGCCGAGGCCGGTGACGTCGTTGACCTGATGCTTGCCACCTACCCGAACGCGTTCGCCGCAAACGCGCAGGTGTGTCTCGACATCGGCACCGTGGTGAGTGCTACGGTCGTGAACCGTATCAGCGGTAGCACGGGTGACGCAGACTTGGGCTGCGTCGAGTCGTTCCAGGTGCAGGGTTCGGGTCAAGCGTTGTACGGCGCTCACATCGGGCGTCGTTACCTTGTGCAACCCGCCGACGTTGCGGCGGATCAGGTGACGTTCCGCGGTCTCTACCGCAACCCGGTTGCGTCGTGCACATTATCCGCTGCTGCCAACACGATTCGCAGTCTCATCCAAGCGACCAATCTTGGTCCGATTACAGCATAGGAGCCTTACATGACAGAACCCCTCGTCCTCATCGCAGGACTGGTGGGTCTATCCACCCTTGGCATCAAGTTCGTCGACTTCCTACGGCAGTTGTCGAACTTCAGCACGCAGAAGTCGGCCATCGTCACGCAGCTGGTGTCGTGGGTTGGGATGATCGCCGCCGTGTTCCTCTACGGAGAGTCTCAGTTCGGTGACACGGTCACCGTCGCTGAGATCAATCTGGAGAACATGGACGCGCCCACCAAGCTGCTGCTCGGCCTCGTGCTCGGTTCGGTTGCATCCGTCATCGTGGACTTCAAGCAGGCCCGCGATAACAACGACGACGCCAGCAAGCCGCCGCTCATCAAGTGAGTTGCTACGAGAAGGCAACCTCCTGCACCCGTGAGATGCGGGGTGCAAGAGCGTTGTACGACTACATCCTCAAGCGATCACCCAACCTCGCGGGTAACGGCATCTACGCCTGCCGACCGCCCCGCCTGCAGGTGATGGGTTGGTCGGTGCACGCGGAGGGACGCGCGATGGACATCAATGCCGCGCTCCCATCGGGTGCACCGAACCCGGCGCCTATTCCACCCGGCTCACCGGCGGACACCATCATTCGTATGTGGCGTCAACTCATCGTGCAGAATCACGTGGCACTCGGTGTGCAACGCGTTCTCTACAAGAGTGATGAGTGGCGATGCGACACCGGCTGGCGCGGTGTGTCCGTCTCGCTGGGAAAGCTGCATCAGAATCACATTCACATCGAGCTCAACCGTTCGTCATCACGTACGCTCACCTCGGCGCAGATCGAGGCCGCCTTCAGACCAGGAGCCCAGGACATGACCCCTACACAGGAAGCGAAGCTGGACAAGGTGCTGAAGACGCTCGACGACTACTTCGGCATCGGACCGCAGGGTGCAAAGGACATTCGCGCCAAGATCGACGCGAACTACATCGGGCTCTACGGTGACGATCACGACGACCTCGTCGCCGGTCGCGTTCTTCAACTCGAGGCAAGCATGGACGCCGTCCTCGCCCACCTCGGCATTCCCAAGCCGCAGGTGTAGGTGGAAGCGACTCGCCCCTCGACACCAAGTGAAGGTACAGTTAGCCCGTGCCCGACCTCGGAGGCAACGTCACCTACAAGCTTGTCCTGGTCGATGGAGATGAACCCATCGAAGGGCAAGGCGTCGTGGATGCGATCAGCTTTCGTGCCGACGAGACGGACATCGTGTTCACGGTCCTCGACGTCGAGACGGGTGCACTCACCGATGTTGTCCCAAGTCGAGGGGACGTGATCACCGATGAGTGAGACGGTCTACAACGTCGCGAAGGTGCGCTTCACGTCGGGTCTTCTCGACTGGGATACCACCGACATCCGTGCACTGGTGATCGGTACGAACGCGACCACCCCGTCGCAGATGTTCGATCCCGACCTTCTCACGGTCGCCGCACTGCTAGCGCTGACCGGTATCCTCGAGGCCAGCGGCACGGGCTACGCCCGCAAGCTCGTCACATCACGAACCGTCACGCAGGATGATGTGAACAACCGCGCCAACCTCGACAGCGACTCCATCACGTGGAACGGCGCCAGCGGCTGGACCGCGCGGGCCGTCGTGTTCTACGAGGAGGGTGGCGGTACGGATGCGACCCGCAACCTGATCAGCTTCCACGACAGCAACTTCCCGCAGGTCACCAACGGTGGTGACTTCACGGTGAACACACCCAACGACGTCATTCGAGCCACGTAGGAGAACGACCTGTGGCAGACATCAAGGAGTTCGAGTTCGCGACCCTCGAGGATGCGCGGTCCGCCGCGACCGGAGCGGGAGTCGCCGATGAGAATGTGCTCGCGATCCTCGAAGGCTACGTGAACGGGGCCGCGGGTATGGATCGAGGACGGGCAAGCATCTTCGTCTACGCGGACGAGCAGGTCCTCGAGGTAACCATCCGGGCGCAGGTCTGGCCCAACCCAAGCGAGAAGGAGTAAGCAATGGCCCGCTTCAAGGTGACGACCGAATCTGCGGCCGCCCTCGCCGCTGCGCCCACGACGTTCGGCAACCTCGTCGCGGGCGCGTCGGCCAACTACAAGCTGCGTCGCATCATCATCGGCGTTCGCGCCGGTGCATCCGTCCCAACGTCACAGCAGGTGACGGTGGGCATCGCCCGCGCCACGGCGCGTGGCACCCAGACCGGCAACTCCGCCGGTATCCCGATGGATCCGCGCTCCGGTGCATCCGTCATCACGGGCCTCGACTTCACGTGGTCGGGCAACCCGACGGTGTCGGCGAACTTCCTCGCGAAGCCCACCATCAACACGCAGTCGGCGATGGACGTTCCGTGGGAGTTCCAGGAAGAGCTCATCTGTGACCAGGGCACGGCGAACGGCATCGCGGTGCAGAACGTCGGCAACGCTCTTCCCGCCTCGCACCTGTACGTGCTGTCGTTCGAGTGGGAGGAGTAAGCCTCACCCCCTACGCTCCTAAGGAGGGGTGATGCCAGGCTTCACCGGGTACGACGACGTCATCGCCGAAACGACCCAGTTCGGCAAGGTCTACGAGTACCAGTT